CTGCGACCGGATCCAGTACCCCGAATCCAGTGACTGCTCACCGGGATTGCGCTCATTGTCAATGCGCTGGCGACGGAACTCTGAGGTTTCCCGACGCATCGGGGAGGCGTCGGAGATGGCGAGCAGGAACGGCAGGCCACCGATCTCCACGTCCCACCTGATCGAGGTGGGCACGAGCGCACCGCTGGAGCCGGTCAGGGTCAAGCCCAGCTCGGACAGCGTCTCCTCAGTAATGTCGTAATACGGCACTCATGCTCCAAAAGGAAAACCCCGCGAAGCTCGCGGGGTCGGTCTGACCAGGTACAGGTGGGGGACTTGCCGAGTTATTCGCTGCCGGTCAGGCAGCCGGTGCAGCCTCCGCGACCGGGGACTTGAACTCCACCCCGTCCCACGAGTCACCAACCACCGGGGTCTTACCCCGATATGCGCCTGTAGGGCTGAACTGACGCCACTCACCAAGCACACCAATGGCATTCGGCAGATCATCGTTGTAGTTGGTTTCAGCGTTATCAGTCGTATCAAACGTCGTGGTAATCATTTGAGTGACAACCATGTTCTCAATCTGAGCAAAGCATGAGTTTGGCATCGTAACTCCTATGCGGATTTAGCAGGCTCGTATGGATATGGAACTTTCAACTCGCGTAAATACGACTCTAAACGGCTATTCGCCATTGGTCCTTCGTACTCTTGAATGAGATGACCCCGTTCAACAACGATGTACAACTCACCGTGCGGCATGAAAGCGGCATAGACGCCAAACGGCCCACCGTTTTCAATGATGACTTCCCATAGGTCAACATCTTCAATTCGCATAGGACGGTTCTCTGTCCACGGAATGAGCGGTGGAAACGCAAGATGCGGCGCGTCCATCATGTTCGGATCAAAGTATTCGCCTGCATCCGAAAAGATATTGACGGTGGTCTTGAAACGAGCCATTACGTCAGATACCTGACGATGACAATACCGGAACCACCAGTAGGAACAACTGATCCATTTGCCGCGCTAGCGTTACCGCCGCCCCCACCTCCGGTGTTCGCGGTTCCGGGTGTGCCAACGGTTCCGCTACTAGCGGCCCCTGCTCCGCCTCCTCCTGCGCCACCAGTTCCACCGGCTCCGTTATAACCCTGTCCACCTCCACCGCCAGCATAGTTAGTCGCGCTACCGCTGATGGAGTTTGACAGACCCCCACCACCGTTTCCTCCAGTAGTGCCAGTTGCAACGGAACCAGCCGCGTTTGCACCCCCACCACCAGCGCCGGACGCCCAGTTGGCGATTGAGTTCTGGTACCGATAAAGACCGTTGCCGCCCTTGTTCCCCTGTGATGTACCAGCGATACCAAGGTAGGTGCCGAGAGCAAAACCGCCCTGCATTGAGTATGGGCTGTTGCCGCCCGTTCCAGCACCACCACCTGAGCCGCCAAAGAGCAGTTCATGGACTCCAAGTGTTGCGATGCCATTGACGGTGGCATTGCCGTATCCACCACCGCCACCGCCACCGAGGGCAACGTAACGGTCAAACATTGACGCACCGCCCTGAGCGCCAAAGTAGTTATAGGTGAAACCGTCGATATTGAATGTTGACCCGGTACCACCAGCACCGACATTGACCCGGTAACTGTTTCCACCGACAAGAGAAATATTTGTTGCGGAGATGTACCCTCCAGCACCGCCGCCACCGCCGCCGCTGCCAGCGCCATTTACGCTTGGGATTCCGCCGCCGCAGCCACCGCCACCAACTACAAGAATGTCTACGGTAAGCGACGAATCATTGACAACGAAGAAATCTGCGCCCGTAGCGGTAAACGTGTGGATCGTGTAGGAACCAGAAGTAGTGATCGTCCCACCAGATGCACGGCCGCCTAACGACGCACTCATATTGAAGAATGTTGGGTACTTCAATCTTGAGATTGCCATTATGAGTTCTCCACTCCATATGCCGAAAAGTTGACGCTGGTTGAAGATGACGACACATTGAGGTAGCGGTTCGTTGGATCAAGAACGATTCCAGCGGTGAGAACTACCGTGTCATTAGCCGCAACAGTTGCTTGAAATGCGATGTAGCGACCGGCAGCGTAGGTTGCTGATGCGGTGTTGATTGCAACTGTGTACGTTGCGCTTGAGGATGATGCGTTGCAAATGACGATGCTGGAGATAATCGTGCTTGTACCAGCGGTGCCACTTGCAGAGTAGAGGTTTGCGGCGGTACCGATGGTGCCAGAGCCAGCAGCGGCACCAAGCTGCTTATATGTCGCGGCCATGAATCAAGCTCCCATCAGAAGGAAAATATCGGGGTAGCCCCCACCACTAGAAGCAGCAGCACCCCACGATGCCCCGCCAGAACCATCAGACACCAGCGTCTGACCAGCAGTAGCCGCACCAGAACCAACCTTGTCGTACGTGACAGCAGTCGAACCGATCTTCGTGTTCGTCACCGCACCAGTCGCCAGCAGCGTCGCCGTCACCACGCCAGTACCGTTGATGAACGCATTCGGCTCATCAAAGTCCTGGGCCGAAACACCGTGGTTGACGGTCGCGCCAGCGGAATGAGCTGTCGCGGTCGTGCCATCAACGGCACGAGTCACCGTCAGTGTCGTCCCAGAACGGGACGTGACCGTCACCACCTCCTCAGAGGCCGTGTCCTGGTCAATGATCAGGGTGTACGGAGTCGAGGCAGGAAAGCCCGTGACCGCGCCCACGACCATCGAGGTCGCAACATCCGAGATGCTGGACGACAGCGTCGTACGCTGCGCTGTACTGGAGTAATACCTACGGGCCATTTAGTCCTCTCAGCGGCTGTAGTGGCTACGAGCGGGGAACAGATCCTGAAGACGCCGGGTCTCCTCCTGCAGGCGCACCTGGTACTGCTGCAGCATGTAGCGACCAAGCTGCGCGGCGGCACCCACGGGGCGCTGGTTCGCGGCGAAGTCCGCCTCCGCCGACATGCCGGACAGGTGCGGGGAGTCAAAGAACGGCACCATGCGGTAGGCGGCACCCAGACGAATCACGTCCTCTGCTGACGCCGGAAGGCCCGTCACCGTGACGAAATCATCGGACGGGTTCTCCAGCACGGTCGGCTGCTTCGCGTACACCACCTGCACCGTGCGACCGGGAACGATCGAGTCATACACCGACACCGTCGCACCCGTCGCAAACACACCCGTGTTCGCGTGCTGATCCATGCGCCAACGACGCACCGGCATCCACTCCTTGCTCGGGCCGATCGTCTGCCAAGACACCTGCAGCACCTTCGTCGTGGCCGCCGGCAGCGCGTACGTCGTGATCGCGGGATTCAGGGTGAACGTCGTCACCCCGACACCCCACAGGTCGGGGTACACCGCACGGATCGCCTCGTTGATGGCCCGCTTCACCAAGTTGCGGGGGAACAGGGGAGACGACACGACGCGCGTACCCGAGGCGTGGGAGGCAGCGGTCGTGCCGCGGTAGCCACGCCCATACGGGGGGATCGTCGCGGTCAACGCGGTCGTGTCAATCGTATCCGCCCAGATCAGCTCGTCATCAATCTCCAGCACGCCACGGGAGATCGCGGTCGCATCCGCCAGCGACAGGGTCGTTGCCGACGCGGACGCGTTCGCCGTCAGGTACGTGGCCTGATCCTGCAGGGTCGTGAACCCATACAGGTACAGCAGCGTGGAGTCGGTCAGTTCGCTGAACGTGCTCATCCATTACTCGCATTCACAAACTTGGCCGTCTTCTTGTTCACGATCATGTGCGCGGGCGGATCCTTCTGGGCGTCATACGGGCGACCCAGCTTCTTCGTCGCGGCCTCGGCCTCACGGACCTTTGCGACCGTCGTGGACTCCGGCTGAATGCCGTTCGCCCGAGCGACCCGGTACGCCGCCAGATCACCCCGAGTTTTCTCCCACACGCCCTGCAATGGCGAGTTGATGACCGAGTTCACGGTCACGTTCGCTGCCTGCAGGCACTCCGCATACGAGTCGTGGTCCTTCGTCCGGCAGCCACTACGACAGTTACTCACGCAACCTCCACAAGATCCGAGCGGCCAGCGGCCACGAACGCCTGGTATTCGGTCTCCGACAACTGGTAATGCCGCCCACCGAGGAACGCGTAATCCGCGTCCTGCAAGTCCTGCTGATACACGTAGTCCGTGATCGTGACCACGTTGTCCTTGATCAGGATCGTCTGCGCCGTATCGATCCCGTACCGAGAGAACGGCAGGACCGACGTGTACACCTGCTCGTACGTGGGTTGCGCGAGCCGGTAGATCGGCAGAGCCGTGAGGGGACCAAGGGTCACATCCGCGCTCAACGACGCCGTACTGTTCGTAACAACCCGTGTTCCGGTCGCGGCTAGATCCGCGTCCCCGTTCAGGTCCGCGGTGCCCGCGTTGATGATCAACCCACCGAGTGCCGTGAGGTCTGACTCCGCGCTCATCGCGGACGCAGCGACCTTCACGATCGTGCCCGCAGCAACCAGGTCAGACGACCCGATTACGATCGAGGCACCCAGTTCCACGCGGGTCGCGGTCGCCTGCAGATCGGACTCGACAGAAAGGGTCGCATAAGCGACGGCATAACGCAGCGCGTTACTGCTCAGGTCAGATTCGCCCGACAGGGTGCTCGCCGCGACACCGACATAGATGCCGGTCGCGTACAGGGCCGACTCGCCCGTAAGGGCACTGGCGGCGGGAACCACTCGGACTGCGGCGGCGGTCAGATCCGACTCAGCGGTCAGTGCTGTCGCACCGACCACCACCCGCGTTCCAGACGCGGCAAGATCGGACTCCGCCGTCAGTGCTGTGTTTGCGGTAATGACGATGCCGCCGACAGCCGTCAGGCTTGACTCAGCCGTTAACGCAGCGGACGCCTTGTAGATGCCCGTCGCGGACGCGGACAGGGAGGAGTCTGCGGTAAGACCCGCAGCCCCAGAGAACTGCTGCGGGATACCGAGCAGGGCAACTACCCGCTCAGTAATACCCAGCATGGGCTAGCTCAGGCTCAGGGTGATGCTGCTCGCACCGAACTGCAGGGTGTCCCCAGACGCCGTCGTCTTATTCGCCGTCAGAGCACCATACGCGAGGCGCTTCGGCGTGCCCGCCGAATCGTAGATCTCAATCCCGACCACGGTCGCCACCGGCATCCCCGTGAAATTGATCTCCGCACTGTTCGCGATCTGGCCGCTGGACGCGGAACCGAACGCAATCGTCTGACGGGCATACGAGCCACCGGTCACCTCAGTGCCAGCGGCACTGTCAGACCCGTTTGCCGTCATCAACGCCAGCTTGATCGGGGTCGTGACGCTGTACGCGGCAGTCCCGACCAGCGCATCGAGAAGCTGGTTCTCAATCGTGTTTGGCAGATTGTCAGCCACTTGCTACTCCTCAGTGGGTGTGTATCCGGCTGCAATCAACAGCGCGGCTTCTTCGTCGCTGATCGGGTAGATGTGCCCACCCTGGTAAATAAAGTCAACGTCAGGGTCCGTGAACAGACCCACATTGGGGGAGACGACCGTCTCGTACGATGCACCCCGCTTGATCACCGTGTACGCGTACGTCCAGCGATATCGGGACAGCAGCGGGCCGCCACGAGCGGGTTTCAGCTCGTACGTGGGCGGCGTGAACACGTACCCCAATGTTTCTTTCCTCCCCCAACAGCAGGGACCGCCACCCCGTAATGGAGTGACGGTCCCCACCGTCAGATGTTCAGCGCCTACTAGGAGGCGATGGACGAACCGGACTCAACCCGGTACAGCGCGGCCTCGCGGAAGCGAGCCCACCCTGCGAGCGCGTACCAGCCCACGGGGCGGAAGCGCATGAGCTTGTCAACGACAGGGCCGATGACGATGCCCGGCTCGACGGCAACAGCCTCGGCAAGAGCCTGCTGACCGGCGATGATCGTGCGGTAGTTCTTGGCGCTTGAGGCACCATCGGTGCCGACGTACGCACGCGGGGTCTCCACGATGTACGCGCCACCGAGCACACCAGTCACGGCGTTGAGGATGTTCCCAACGTTCGGATCGGTGTACTTGCGGATGTCCTCAAACGCGAGAGCGCCGGTCTCCGAACGGAGATCATGCGCGGTCTCCGGGTGCGTGTACGCGGCGTACAGCATCCCCTCCCGCGGGACAGCGTTGCCAGCACGGAGCTTGGCAACAGCCTTGCGGATCTGGGCACCGCCCAGCGTCATCGCAGCGGTCACGCCCGAGGTCGCGGTAGCGGACCCCGAGTAGATGACGTTACTGCCCTGACGCAGGACGCCGACGACAACCTTGTCAATCGAGTCAGCGAGGTTGTAGGCGACCAGGTTCGCGACAGCCGGATCAACATCCGAAAACGCGAACTCACCCAGCTTGCGGGTGTTGAGCACGGTGTTGCCGTACTCGTTGAGGGTGACGGAAACGGTATTCACGTCACTGATTGCGACCGCGTCGGGATCGGTGGTCTCGGTCAGGGTACTCGTCGCAGCGGCGAGATCCTGGTAAAGCGAGAACACAACCGAGGAACCCGGCATGGCCTGCTGAACCGGGCGCTTGTCCGCAAGATTGCGGAACATCGGCTGGGAACGAAGAGCGAACTCGACGTACCGGTCGTATGCGGTCTTGACAAGACCAGCAAGCGCAGAGGTATCAGTGTAAGCCAACTGTGTTCACCTCCTTCAGGTGAGAGATAACAGGATTGATAGAACGAGGGACTAGACCGCCTGCGGTCCAGACACGTTCCCGAACAGCACCTTGTTCAGCTCCTCAGGATTAGAGGCCGACCGGATAAGGGACGAAAGCTGATCAGGATCATTCGTGAACGGCTGACCCGAAGACTGCGTCGCGCTAATGCGCTGCCACGCAGCCAAATTCGGATCCACCTGCTGCGGCTGTCCCTCAGTCTCGGCAGGGGCAGCGGTCACACCGAACACGTCGGCGTTCTCCGTAACCCAAGCCTCAACCTCCTCCGCAGAGGTCGCATCAGCAGGAATGAACTTCGCGATCTTCTCGGGAAGTCCCTTTGATGCGAGAACGTCCTTGACCGACCTTTCACGAACCGACGACATGAGCAACTCCTTCTCGGCAGTCACTTCCTTCAACTGCTTCTGAAGCGCCTTGTAGGCTTTCCGCAGATCCCGAAGTGCGCCAGAGTCACCCTGAGCGTCCCCAAAATCGTCGTCGTCAAAGTCGAAATCGGACATGTGTTTCTCCCAACTGGTTGATAGGTGATGTCGCCACCCGCACCACTACTCGGGGAAGTAGCAATGGCTGTGACTACCGGTCTTTCACGCCGCCAGGGCCGGTCGGTCTGGCTGGGAGTGGACGAGCCCAGAATCGAACTGGGGTGAGGTCACTGCGCAGGTAGCAACACCGCGTCCTACGTGACCACTGAACCTGTCTCGCCCGTATTCAGTTAAATACTTGCCGTCCTCGTCAGGGTGTCCCTGCCCGCAGCAGACGTGCCACCGAAACGGGCACGCTCCCGCGACTGCAGACCCTTCACCTTCCGCTGAGCCTCAGGATCAATACTGAACTCGCTCTGCAGGATCTCTGAATCCGACAAATCCGTTGCCTCAAGGTTCGCCAGACGCTTCGTCGCGTCCCGCACTTGACGAGCCGTACCGAGCTGAATCGCCGCATTTTGCGTTGACAGGTCATTCGGACCGGACAGGGCAGCGATTGACTCCGCGGTGTTCACGTCCGCGTCAAGGCCACGAGCCTGCGCCAGACCACCGAAGATCGCGGCGTTCGCCTTCCGGTTGATCTGATCCTGCGTACGGGTCGGATCCAGCGTGTACGCGACCAGGTCCGCGGCGGACACGTTGTAGTACCGCTGCAGGGCGTCACGGACCTCCGGTGCGGTCTCGTTCACGACGCGCTGCGCGTCCGCAATCCGGTTCTTCACCTCAGTGACGGACACCGTGTAGTCACCGACGAGCTGCGCGATCGCGTCCCGCTCCGTGGGGCTACCCGCCCCACCAAGATATGACTGTAGTCCAGCCTCGCGGAACGCCTGCCGGTACTCCGTCTCCAGACGGATGTAATCCGCCTCGTTACGCACGTCATTGATGCCCTTCTGCTGAAGAGCAGTCAGCCCCTTGAACCGCGTCTTGTAGGCATCTGTCTGGCGCAGACCATTGGCGATGAGGGCCGTGTTGTAGTTGTACTGCGCGACAAGCGCATCCACACTGCCAGCAAGTTCACCAAGCCCATACTGCGTGAGCAGATCGCGCAGGTACGCGCTGGCCGTGTCGCGGGCCTGCGCCCTGTAAAAGTCCGCAAGGCTCGTGTCGGGTGCAACAGGTGTCGGAGTGGGTGCCGGTGCGGGGCCGGGATCCGGTGTCGGCGCTGGAGCCTGAGGCGTGGGGGCAGGTGCCGGTGGGGCGTTCTGAATCATTGCCTGAACAGCAGCGGGGGATGAGCCCTGAGCGTTGTTCAGCACGGGAGCCGGGGTCGGAGACTGGGCATTCGCCCCTGTATCGGGAACGTTGCGCCACGCTCCGCCAGCGTAGATCAGTGCCATTCAGATCACCTAAACCCAAACATGCGAAGAATGTCCTCACCGGCACGTGCATACGTGTCATACGCGTTATCGGTCTTTTGCCATCGCGGATCCTCACGAATCATTCGCTGCGCTTCATACAACGGAACAACCAAAGGCTTTCCATCGGGACCGACACCCTGCGTGATCTTCTGCATGATCGGGTCATCAAGACCGATTGCATCGTTCTCCAGCAGTTTGCGAGCCGTATCCTGATACGGGGCGAACAGCGCCTCAGGGTCATAACCCTGATTGATCTTGTCCGCCCACGCAGGGAACATGCCCACCAGATACGTCTTGCGCAGCTCCGCCTTCGCATCATCCAGCGACTGCATCCCCGTCGCCCCACGCGAAATGAACGGAGCCAACTGCTCCGGCGTCAGATTCAACCCGTTCCGTCGAGCCCAATCAGCGAGGCTTGCCTGCACGTCACCCGCAGTGCCACGCAGATCACCGCCCTTTGCGGCAGCCTTCTGGATCTGATCACCCAAAGCCCGCTGCGTCTGGACCGCATCCCAGCCATTGAACCGCGACTGCTCCGCCAGTTCCGTCAGCGCCTCATCAGACAGTTCCAGACCAGCACGGGCAGCCTGCTGCCCGATCACCCGCTTGAGTTCCTCAACGGACTCGCCATACAGGTTCGTGTTGTTCTGCTTGTCCTGCGCACGTTCAATCGCAGCACGCTGCTGCTTGGAGTCCAGATCCTCAAAGAACGACACACCCCGAGTCAGGGCATTGAACTCGTCCTGCGTGATCTCACCAGTAGGCGAGCGGCGAACCACCGCCTTCAACTGGTCAAAGAACCCCTGCAGTTCAGGGTAAGCCTCAATCATGTAGTTGAAGTACGCGTACCGAGCGATCGTGTCAGCAACCGCACGCTGACGCTGCTTCTTGTCCTTCTCAACAGTCCGGTCAGCCATTCTTCCCGCCAATCCGGTTGAAGAACATGTCCAGCACGTCCGTCTTCAGCACGTTGTCAGCAAACACGGGGTTCTCCCGAATGATCTGATCCGCAAGATCCGTGTCACTCATGCCTTCCTGCGTGAGCCTGGTCGGCCCCGAACCTGACGACACGGTCGGGTTGCGCATCTCACCAGCACGGAAGTCCTTCGTGTACTGCGCCAGCTCGTCGTCGGTCAGGTTGCGTCCCAGCTTGTCCACTGCAAGCCGGTTCAAGAGCATCGCAGCAGACTGCGAATCCATCGTGGACACCGACGACACCGGACCGGAGTAGCCGCCAGAACCCGATCCACCGGACCCAGTAGCACCCTGACCGCCATTCGCCTTGGAGGCGATGTACTCCAGCAGGTCAACCTCGGTCTGCTGACCGGCATCAACCCGAGCAGCAGCCTCCTTGGCTGCCATCTGGAACGCCTCCTTAATGGAGGTCGCTGACTTGGCCTTCGCCCCAAGGAAGTTGCCTGCTCGAAGGTTGTCAACCAGCAGGTTGTAGCCGTCAGGATCGTTTGCCTTCAGGCTCGTCAGCCACTCCGTGGACACGTCATACACGGTCGTCTGGGCACGCTGGTTCGGCCCCATCGCACCACCCAGACCAGCACCCTGCTGACCAAGGCGACCCAGATACAGGGGCGACATGTCCGCATTCCACGGCGTTGGCTTAGTCTCCATCGTGGTCGTCGTCGCACCCGCAGTCGCGGGGGGAGTGGACGCTGCACGGCTACCAGGAGCGGTCTGAGTCCGAGGCGGCGGAGGCTTCGGCTTGCCACCCTCAGAGGGGACGCGGGTTACCATCTCGATCAACTCCCAAAAGCGTGTACATGACCCGGCGAATGAACATCTCCGCGTTCGGATCCTCGGATGCGATCTGCTGAAGGTTGTAGATCAGGTCCGCACGGATCTGCGCCCGCTGCGTCTTTGCCGCGTTCGTCTGCTGGCCCTTGATCTGGTCCAGCATCGGCTTGTAGTGATCCCACGTCGCCACCGCCTCCGCGATCTTCTCAACCGCTAGAGGAACCGTGTCGTTGTTCTCGTAGTACCACTCCAGCAGCATGCGGATCTCACCACGCCGAACCGGGTTGCCGTCCTGATCAAACGTGCCGTCCAGCATTGCGTTGGCGTCGTCCTTCGTGTCCTGCACGTTCTGCGACAGGAGCGTGGCAAGACCGGGGTAGTCGGCGTAGATGCTGGGCTTCAGCTCGTCATCCCAGTACGCTTTCCACCGCTTGCGCTCCTCATCGGTCGTCGCGTCAAGGATGTGCTGCTCCACATCATCCTTCGTCTGGAAGTACTCAAACTTGCCCTTCGCCAGACGCAGGTTGGTCAGGTACTCATCCGTGCTGGCCTTCTTCGTGAACCCGTTCTCCCGCAGCCAGCGGGCCGTGTCGTACGAGAAGTCACCACCATCCACCGGAGCAAGGAACATGGACGCGGTCTTGAACTTGG